ATAGGTACAGGCGTTGTCCCACTAGCATGGGAAATACATGGTAAAACAAATGGTGATACTACATCCGGAACTGGAACTGTTAGTATGCTTAAAGTTACTAATGACCGATCTATTATCTTTAATGATAGTGGTTCTAGATCATTTGGTAACGGTTTAGGTAATGCAAACATTGTACAAGACGGAACATTTAATACTGTAAGTAATATTAATGCATTAACAGGAAATATTGCAGGTGGTAATATACTTGGTATTGGTGCACATTTAACAGGAATTACTACAAGTATTGTAGCAGAAGGAACAAACCAATACTTTACAGGTACCAGAAGCAGAGCCGCTGTAAGCGTAACTCAAGCAAGTGCAAGTAGTACTGGTGCACTAGCATATGATAATAGTTCAGGTGTATTTACATATACACCACCGTTATTAACGTCGTTTATAGACCTAACAGATTTAAGTGTAACTCAAGCAAGTGCTAGTGGTACAGGTGCATTGGCTTACAACAATGGTACTGGTGTATTTACATATACACCACCTGATTTAACAGGTACTTCGTTAACAAATGCACAGGCACAGGCATTTATACAGACTAGTGGTTTGGCAATGACAGCCAATGTTACTAGTAACAGTCTTATTAGCACAACTGGTAACGTACAAGTTAACCCAGATACAACAAGTGCTATTGGTATGCAGGGCTTAACCTTTAGAAGCGATTTTAATTTATTAGGATTAGGAACTACATCACCTCAAACCGGTTTACATATAAGATGTGATAGTAATACTTTTGCGTCAACAAGATTAGAGGAATACGCAGATACTTTCTTTGGACCGGATATTACCACCATGAAAGCCAGAGGATCATTAGCATCGCCCACAGCGGTTCAGGGTGGTGACAGATTGCTAGAACTAAAACCTTCTGGATACAGTGGCTCAGGCTTCCTAAACAGTATGGGTCAAATGGCGTTTGTGGATTCTGGTTTTGCAGTTAGCAGTACTGTTATGCCAGTAGGCTTTAGTTGGGAAGGTTACAAAGACGGCGACACCGCAGGCACTTATCAAAGTCTTATGAAATTAAGGGCAAATGGTGACTTCCAGGTAGGATCACTAGGATTTAATTCAGCCAATAACGCACCAAACTTTGCTGTAACACATAGCGGTGTAGTATCAGCAGTAGGTAACATAACAACAACTGCAAACGTAAGTGGTAACTTTATCTTAGGTAATGGTTCATTACTTACAGGTATAACTGGTGGAGGCGGTGGATCCAGTAACGCACAGGTACAAACATTTATACAAGGTAGCGGACTAACAATGACTGCCGCTATAGGCAGTAGTAGTACTATTAGTACATCAAGTACAATGACAGCCACAGGAAATATAACTGGTGGCAATTTAGTTGCTACAACGGCTGTAGTTGCCAATGTTATAACACCAACAGCAGGTAATGTACATACAAATAACGTAAAAGCAACGACACAATTTGGAAATATTACTTTAAACAGTAATGTATTTGTAGATAAAGCAGAATTTACTAATACAGGTAGTGCCACAGCGGCCATTACTGCTATTATTTCACACGGTAACCAGGGTGGAACAGGAACAGCAGATAGTATTATTATAAATGGATTCTCAGGCTCTAGTCAGAATGGCACATTAGTTGCAGTATCAGGTATTACCAATAGTGGTGCTACAGAAGTAAATGGTGGTAGTTATTATATTAAAAATGATGGTTCATTAGGATTTGGTAATGAAGGTTATGGCTTATATACAGATGTAGGTTTATCTACACCAGTTCGTTTAATGACAACAGGTTCATTTATAGGCTCACCTAGTGGTACACCAATAGTAACTTATGCGGCAGGAACGTTTATAGATACCAAAGCGGCTGATTTAACAGTTGCAGGTGATATTACTGGTACAAATGTTAAGGCTAATAACTTTGTACAGTTAAAGAATTATACAACAACAGAAATAAATGCACTAACAGGTATGGCCGCAGGTGATACAGTATACAACAGCACATTAAATCAAATATGTGTATACATAGGGTCTGAATGGCAAAAAGTCACACAGACAACAATGTAATTATAATAAAAGGAGAAAAACATGGCAACATGGAAAATGACACAAGGATATAACGCAAGACTAGACGAAAGCCTAGGTATGCGTAATGGAACAGAACATAGTTTTAAACAAAGTATGAAAGATCGTAGAGACGAAAGCAAAGGTGCTAGTAAAAAGGCAGACGGAAGAGCCTATCACGCAGTTAAAACTATGGACAGAAACGGTAGAGCAACGTTTACTTAAGATGCCAGTACGAAAAGTAAAAGGCGGATATAGGTGGGGTTCTACAGGAAAGGTTTATAAAACTAAAGCCCAGGCAGAAAAGCAGGGCAAAGCCATTAGAGCAAGTGGCTATAAAGAAAGGAGCAAGTAATGGCGACACAACGTGGTGGCATGAAAAAAAAGAAAAAGAAAGGTGGACAGCGAGGCGGCAAAAAGAAGTAGCCTCTGGTTACCATACTTTCAGAGTATAAAAAACAGTTGCCCCTGGAGTTTAAAGGCATTTATGAGTGAAAAAATACTATTCGTGGGTACATCTCATAATTGCATAAACACTTGGGCAAAACTGTTTCAGTATACTAAACATGAGGCTTATGTATATACATGGCCTGGTAAAAGTGCAGAATGGCTCAGTACAATGAGCGAAGGATTAAATGATCTATACCCAGATTCAGAATGGTTATGGAGTCATCCAGCAGAAGGAGGGGAATCAACGCCCGTTCCTTGCTTGATACAACAGGATGCACACCAATTAAACACTATAAGGGAGAGAATAGGTTATGATACAGAAAATTAAAAAACATTTAAAAGCATTTTGGCAAAAATGTAAAGATTTATTAGGAATGTAAATATGGATACTTTAGAATCATTAAAAGCAGATTACGACGCAGGTACTATTACAAGAGATGAATGGGAAGAAAAGTCCTGTCACCTTGTGGCTACAACGCAACCAGCACCAGAATAATGGCAAGAATAACGACACGAGAACTTCATAAAGAGATTGAGCAGATCAAAAACAATCATTTAGCACACATCGAAAAGTCCATGGGCGTACTCGAAGAAGATGTTAAAAACAACAGAAGTTATTTTGAAACCAGATTAGATCGCCTAGACAATCGAATATGGGGTCTCGTGTTAATTGCCTTAAGTAGTCTAGGTGCCACACTAGCCAGCATGTTAATATAATGCCAGTAGCACCTGACTATATCAGAAAAGCCGCACAAAAGGCACTTGATATAAGAAAAACAGTTAGTCCCAGTAACAGGGCAGGCACACTTGTAGGACTTGCAAGAGCCAATCAGTTAGCAAACGGTGAAAACGTTAGCACTCAAACATTATTGCGTATGCGTAGTTACTTATTAAGAGCAAAACGTAACTACACAGAAGCAAAAGCAAAAGGCAAAACAGCCGCAAACAGCAAAGCCATTCAGGCATACCTTCTTTGGGGAGGTCCTCGTGCCTTACCCTGGGTAAACTCCGAACTTAAAAAACTAGGCAAATAGTTCATTCTATTTACCATAAAAGTTGACTAAATCTTGTAAATAAGATAAATAAAAGTGTACAAACAATAATGTGAGTACGTTTTTAAAGGCAACAAAAATGAATAAACCAAGAGAATTAACATTATTTGAACTAGATGAACTATATTCAAATTGTGAACGAATAATAGAATGTGTAGAAGGTTGTAATGAATCAATGTCATTATCAAGTATAATGCAACAAATAGACGAATTAAGTCATAAATTTTATACAAAACCAATAGGCAAATGGTACCGAGTATCTATAGATTATAGCCACTCATGGACCGGTAATAACGAGAAAAAACAATATGAAGGCACTGATAAATTAAAAGCAGAAAAAGCCTGGAATAAAAAAATTAGTGATAAAACAACACGCAAACAATATAGAATATGGGAATATCAGCCAGGTACTGCTTATACTCATAGAGTTGCTGGTAAACAACCTAAAATACTACATGATGAAATAGTAGAATGTAAACATGGGAGTATAGTATAATGGCAAAATATACAGAATATAAAAACAGGCGTACAACTGACAAAGTTTATACTGAGCGTCAACACCCTAACACTGGATTTAAAGACAAGTGGGGCATACATGCAACAGACTTAGCAAAACAAGAGAATGTAAGCACAGAGTCTATACACATGAGAGTAATGAATTACGGAACACCTTTTCAGCGTCGTAAAAACCCTACAATGTGTGAACGTGTACATAATAAAACAGAAGTAGAGTTAGCAATCGAATTAGGAATGCACCCGCAGAGTATCAGAGTAAAAGTTAGAAAATATGGCGATGCTTACCATCCTGGCGAGAAAACAGGACCCAACAAAGGCGTTGTGTTTGGTAACGACTGGAAAGATACTAATAAGGCAAAAAACAATAGGTTTTGGCTGATGCCAGAACATGAAAATTATCCACATGAAGCGAGGAAAGGACTATGAACAAGTATTTCCCACCTACAGAACCTTTAAAGATATATTATAAAAAAGGTAAAAAGCATAATACAGCACAATATATTACACTTGATTCTGGACATCAGGATTATTTAAGATGGTGTTACAGTATGTTTTACGGACATGTAAAAGCATTTAAATCTGATACACCTTTCCAGGCCGAGTTTTATAAACAATTCTTCTATTGTGATCAAAAGGACTTACCCAGACCTACAAGAGGTAAAAAAGGTGCATATAACACTTATGCCAGTTTTTTAGAGGGACTGGAAGATAACTTTGAACTAACAGGTACCAGAGACTTTACAGAAAAACAATTACCACATGTAGTACAGATATGCAACATGGCATACAACTACTTTACTGGTAAGCATGAAGAGTTTTTACCTAACAGCACTATATACATAGTAAATATGGTAGCGTTCAGTAATGCAGATACCATATCGGCACTGACTGATAAATAATTATTGAAGTAGGTGACTATCATATATCTGACGATTGGTCTCCGACGGTATATAATCTTTTCAAGATTATGTAAATAGCATAACGGCACCTGCTTCACCTTTAAAGGCAACAACAATGAAAATAACAAAAAACAATCAAAACAATCAAGTACTTGACAAATCACGAAACTATGTTACTATACAACATGATAACACTAAACATGATAACATGATAACTAATAACACTGAACTAGAAACATATATTCGTGATGAATCACATAACGAATATCAGGGGTCTACGACCCGTATTGGCGGGACTTCGTCCGCTTCGCCCTCGGAGGCTCACGTGCCCCAATGGGACAAATATTATAACGACGGCGCAATAAAATTACGCGACGCAGAAAAAATATTTCACATAGAACTTAGCCTTAGTGCAAAGAAGAAACGCAATGGCAGAAGAAGCCTTAATTTAGATATCTTTACTGAACCCAGTACTAGACCATTAAAGTATATATGCCATATGGTACCTTATGAAAGGAAGTATGAAGTGTTTACTAAACTAAGTGACCAACAACTTAAATGGAGTAAGTGGGATAAAATTAAGCAGATGTTTGTAGATCACAAAGAAGATACTGTTATGTATGGCAAATGTCAGCACAGATCCAGGAACACAAAGTATTTAAGCAGGCTAACAGTTCCGCATACAGCGGCTGGTATTATAGAGCAGGATGGTAAGTTTATAGCACATGTATTGTTGTTTGGTAATGAATACTTTATAGAACTAGAAGAGTATCCTGCAGAAACAACTAAAAAAGGTGCTCAGCACTACTACATTGCCAGAGGCAGTTACCAGTCAGAAGAATGGGAAGAAGCAACTGAAATGGATTTAGACTTATGAAGTGCAAACATAACAACACTATGATAACCAGAGGCAACTGGGGACCACATCGAGCCAAAGAGATTTGTATTGATTGCGGTAAGTATGTAAGTTGGGTCAAAGTCCAGCAAAACACATACGAAAAACGTACTGGTAGTAAATATCAGTATGGAAGTAACAGAAGAACAAAAGAATACATTACTGAGCCTACACAGAACGCAAATACATCTGTTTAGATGGGTATATGATGTTCTGCATAGTGATCATATTACTATAAAACAATATAATTCCTTAATGAAAATTCATGACATGACTGCCATGGACCAGGCAGGATATATTATTCATGAAGATACATTATATTCAGTACCTAAAAAAGTCCGTAAGTATCAGAAGTTAACTACTGGCTGGAAACAAACAAGTCGTTATATGGATAATAGTAACAGACCCAAAAAGTACAATAAGGATAAATAGGTATATACGCATACAGTAGCGATAATACTGAGGTACAGGAGTAAGCAATGACAACTGAGAACATCACACCAGAATCCGTTGAAACATCACAAAAAGAAACAGAATGCTATATACAGGTAGATAGTGGCCTAAAAGAGTACACTAACAACCAGCCTAAACGTAAGATAGGCGAAAAGACAGTAAAAGGCATCATAGTGGGCACAGGCGACAATCGTGCTATTATACCATTAGCAGAAGTAGAGAAACTAGCAGAGTTACACTTAACGTATACACATATGGCAGACTATTATGGTGTCAAAGAGAGTACGTTTAAGGATCACTTCAGACATGTAGTAGAGATAGGCAGAGCAAAGACTAAACAGAAGTTAATGAATGCTATGCTTACTAACGCACTAGATAAACACAATCCCACAATACAGATATGGTTATCGAAAAACTTACTGGGCTTTACTGACCAACCGATAAATACTGATGAGGACCAAGTCCTCCCATGGTTAGAACAAACAAATTCATAATTGTTGCCAAACTTCTAGAAACTATGTTTGTTCTAAAAAAGACCAGAATGGGCACCACTACCCCGGTGCCCGTTCATTTATAGGGGTATAGATTTGCAGTTAACAAAACCACAACAAACCATACTGGATAGCCCTGCTAGATTCAAAGTAGTAGCGGCCGGCAGACGTATGGGTAAAACATACGCCAGTATAGCCAGTTTGGCTTATCATGCCAGACAACCCAACAGCAAATGTATGTACGTCTCCCCCAGTTATAGGATGAGTAAGCAAATTGTATGGGAAGACTTAAAAGAGTTGCTTAGAAACGTTAACTGGCTTAAGAAAGTTAATGAATCAGAACTTACTTGTACATTAGTAAACAACAGTATCATTATGTTGCGTAGTGCCGATAATGCTGACAGTATCAGAGGTATAGGTGTAGACTATGTAGTTATAGATGAAGCGGCAGATATATCAGAAGAGGCCTGGACAGCCGTAATACGTCCTACACTATCAGACCGTAAAGGACATGCTCTTATAATAGGTTCACCCAAAGGACGTAATTGGTTCTTTGACTTATACAGTAATGCAAAGCAACTAAAGGACTGGGAAAGTTGGCAGTTTACTACAGCAGAAGGTGGTAACGTAGATGCAGAAGAGATAGAATCTGCTAAACAAGATATGGATGAACGCACATTCCAACAAGAGTATCTGGCAGAGTTTGTTACTTACAGTGGCATTATATACTATGCATTTGGCGATCACAACATAAAGCCATTGGCTTATCCAATTGCAAATCACAGTATAAGACATGTGGGCATCGACTTTAACGTTGATCCAGGTGCGGCTGTTATAGGTTATCAGACTGTTAATGGCTTACACATATACGATGAAGTAGAGATATATGGTACTAATACACAAGAAATGGTTGCGGAGATACAGCAAAGGTATCCTCAAGGCCGTTTTCATGCATACCCAGATGCCAGTGGTGCACAAAGACGTACAAGTGCTGGAGGTGTTACGGACCATATAATACTTAAGAATGCAGGCTTTAAGTTAAACGTGGGCTCGGTCAATCCTAGTGTAAAAGATCGTATAGGAGCAGTAAATAGTGTATGTAAAAGTATTAATGGGCAA